CTTTGAATAGTAATATTATAGAATTAAAAGAAGCGGATAAGGAAAAGAAACTACTTGTTGGTGCTTTATTAATACCTAACAAACCTATTTACAGACGAAGTGGAGACGATGAATACTATATATACTTTTCAAAAGAAACTGTTGTAAAAGCATCTCAAATGTATTTAATGAATGGTAACCAAAGCAAAGCTACTTTAGAACACGAACACGATATTAACGGACTTACTTTAGTTGAGAGTTGGATAGTAGAAGATGAGGTTCACGACAAGTCAAGAAAGTTTGGTATGAATGTACCTGTTGGAACTTGGATGGGTTCTGTTAAAGTAAATAACGATGAGGTTTGGAATGACTTTGTAAAAACTGGAAAGGTAAAAGGTTTTAGTATCGAGGGTTACTTTGCAGACAAGATGGAAAGACCTAAAGAACCAATTAAAGAGGAAGTAGAAGCTGAACAATTATTATCTAAACTTAAAGAAATTTTAAGCAATGAGAAAAAATAACAATAGCACACCAAGTAGAACAAGTCCTAAAGCAAGTAAAAGAGGATGCTTATGTAAGAACAATACATACTCTAAAAAGTGTTGTGATGGTAGCTTACAAGCACAAGGAGTAGGTAGAACCTCAACTACTATATAAACAAAAATGCAAATTAATTATTTTAATACTATATATTTATATGAAACCAAGTGAAATGTTAAATCAAGTAAAAACTCTTTTAGGAGTTGAAGTAAAACTTGAACAAATGAAATTAGAAAACGGAACTGTTTTAGAAGCAGATGCGTTTGCAGAGGGTAATGAAATCTTTATCGTAACAGAAGATGAGCGAGTAGCTTTACCTGTTGGCGATTATGTTTTAGAAGATGGTCAAATTCTTGTAGTTGAAGAAGAGGGTATCATTAAAGAAATGAAATCTGAAGAAGATGAAGCTAAAGAAGAAGAGGTAGAAGTAGAAGCTGAAGAAGAAGAAGAAGAAATGGTTTACGCTACTAAAGAAGAACTTGCAGAGGTTAAATTGATGATTGAAGAAATCAAAGAAATGTTAGAGCCAAAGGAAGAAAAAGAAGAAATGGCTGAAGAAACAAAAGAGGAATTATCTGCACAAGAAATACCAACAGAGGTTGCACAAGAATTATCTCAACCTGCTGCTGAACCAATCAACACAAATGCAGAGGTTTCTAAAACACAAGTAAAATTCAATATTGCATCTAAAAGAAAGATGTCTACATTGGATAGAGTAATGAGTAAAATGAATAAACTTTAATAACAAATAAATTAAATAAAATGAGTGTATCTTTAACATCAACTTATGCAGGAGAATTTAGTGGTAAGTATATCGCTGCTGCATTATTATCAGCATCAACTTTAGATAGTGGTGCTATTTCAATTCTACCAAACGTAAAGTTTAAATCTGTTATCCAAAAAGGAGCAACTGATGACATCGTAAAAGATGCATCTTGTGACTTTGTAACAAATCAAGGAACTTTAACTTTAACAGAAGCAGTATTACAACCTGAAGAGTTTCAAGTAAATTTAGAACTATGTAAAAAAGACCTACATAATTCTTGGGAAGCTGCACAAATGGGCTACTCTGCATTCGATAATTTAGCACCATCTTTCGCTGAATTTGTAATTTCTCACGTTGCTGCAAAAGTAGCTGATAAGACAGAGAAAAACATTTGGAGTGGAGCAACTGCAAATAGTGGAGAGTTTGATGGGTTTACTGCAAAATTAACTGCTGATAGTGATGTAATCGATGTAGTAGGAACATCTGTAAATTCTGCTAATGTCATCACAGAAATCGCAAAGGTGGTAGACCAAATCCCAACAAGCGTATATGGGCAAGAAGATTTAACCTTATATGTTTCTTCTAACGTAGCAAGAGCATACATTAGAGCATTAGGAGGATTTGCAAGTGGTATCGGAGCAAATGGTTCTGACAACAAAGGAACTCAATGGTACAACGGAGGGGAATTATCATTCGATGGTATCAACATTTTTGTTGCTAAAGGATTAGCAGATGATACTATGGTAGCCGCACAAAAATCAAACTTATATTTCGGAACAGGTTTATTATCAGACCAAAACGAAGTTCGAGTGATTGATACAAGTGAGACTTTAGGAGATATGAATGTAAGAGTAATTATGAGATTTACCGCAGGTGTACAACACGTATTCGGTGGAGATATCGTACTTTATTCTTAATAATTAAATAATAATCATTAAAAGGGTAGGTGGTTAATCTGCTTACCCTTTTTTTATAACCTTAAAAATATATATACACTATGGCTTGTTTACTTACATCTGGTAGAGCGTTACCTTGTAAAAGTTCTGTTGGTGGCTTAAAAGCGGTTTATTTCGCTGATTATGGTACACTAGGAGCTGCTACAATAGTATCTGGAGAGATTACGGCAGTTGCTGGAACTCCAGACTTTTTCAAATACGATATCAAAGGAGCATCATCTTTAGAAACTGCAATTACCAGTTCAAGAGAAAATGGAACAACTTTTTACACACAAACATTAAATTTAACTTTGACCACATTGGACAAAGAAACACAAGAAGAAATTAAATTATTGTCTGCATCAAGACCACACGTTGCAATTGAGGACTATAATGGAAACTTCTTTATGGTAGGATTAGAACACGGAGCAGAGGTAACTGGAGGTACAATTGTCTCTGGCGCTGCAATGGGCGATTTATCAGGCTTCACTTTAACAATGGAAGCGATGGAAACATCTCCTGCAAACTTTACAGTTTCAACTGTTATAACTGATAATGAAAGTGCGACACAAATAGACCCGAACGCATAATTAAATTTATTTATCTTTATTTAAAGGGGTGGCTTAATTGCTACCCTTTTTTTTATGCAAAAAATAATATTAATAGCTATATATATATATGAAAGTATTAACGACAAGTACAGATGCACAAACTATAAAAGTAATACCAAGAGAATACGTTGGAACTGTTACTTTAAAATTAAGAGATGATAGCACGAATGAAGTAACTACTGCGAGTGTAAATACTGTTACCGATAAGAACTATTTAAGCGTTTCTTATGCGTTTAATCTAAAAGAGGGTAGATACTATGATTTAACTCTTTTAAATGGCTCTAATGTAATTTATTTAGATAAAATATTTTGTACTGACCAAACAATAAACCAAGATACCAGTGATTACTATTCTGTTAATAAAAACGAGTATGTAAGTCAAGATGGTAATAATGATTATATAGTTTTATAATATGAATGATTTAAGAGTATTAAATTTATCGACTTACACAAGTCCTAAAATAAAGGAAACAAAAACGGATAATTTTGTTTCTTATGGAGAGGACAATAATTACTTTCAGTTTTTAATTGATAGGTATAATGGTAGTGCTACAAACAATGCTATTATAAACGGAATGTCAGAAATGATATTTGGTAGAGGTTTGGATGCAACGGATAGTAATAGGAAGCCTGAAGCATACGCTCAAATGATTACTTTATTTCACGATGATTGTGTAAGGAGATTGTCTTCTGATTTAAAGTTAATGGGACAATGTGCTATGCAAGTTATTTATTCTAAAGATAGAAAAACGATTGCAAGAGTAGAGCATATACCTGTTGAAACATTAAGAGCAGAAAAGTGTAACGAGAAAGGAGAAATTGAAGCGTACTATATGCACCCTGATTGGGCAAACTATAAAAAGAATGATACTTTAAAAAGGATTGAAGCATTTGGTTATGGTAAAGAACCTATTCAGATTTATTATGTACAACCTTATAAAGCAGGATATAAATACTATTCTCCTGTAGATTATCAAGGAGGTATTCAGTATGCAGAGTTAGAAGAAGAGATTTCTAATTATCACTTAAATAATATTATGAATGGTCTTGCACCATCTATGTTAATCAATTTTAACAATGGTACTCCTGACCCTGAACAAAGACAATTAATAGAAAACAGAATATATCAAAAGTTTAGTGGTTCTTCTAATAGTGGTAAGTTTATTTTATCTTTTAATGATGATGCGAATACTGCTGCAAGTATAGAGCCAATTCAATTAAGTGATGCTCATAACCAATACCAATTTCTTTCTGATGAAAGTATGCGTAAAATTATGGTAGCACACCGAGTTGTTTCTCCTATGTTATTAGGCGTAAAGGATAGTACTGGATTCGGTAACAATGCAGAAGAATTAAAGACTGCATCTTTATTAATGGATAACACAGTTATTAGACCATTTCAGACACTTTTAATAAATGCCTTTGATAATATACTTGCTTACAATGATATTAGCTTAAACCTTTATTTTAAGACATTACAACCTTTAGAATTTAAAGAGTTGGATAATGTAGTAGATGAAGAAACAAGAGAAGAGGAAACAGGTGTGAAGTTAGCTAAAGAAAACGAAGATTTCAATGATGAAGAAATGCTTGATGCTTTAGATGGAGAAGATATATCTGATGAATGGGAACTTGTAGAAAAAAGGGAATATTCAGAAGATAACGAAAGCGTAGAAGATTGGGCAAATAGTTTAGTAAAGGAAAAGAAAACAGGTTTACAGAAATTAGCTGACTTTATTAAATCAAAACCAAACGGAGAAAGTAGGTTAGATAAGAGTTTTTATAAGATTAGGTATGAATATTCAGAAAAATACTCAAGCGGTAACTCAAGAAACTTTTGTAAAACAATGATGAGTAGAACTGACAAAGGTGTTGTATATAGAAAAGAAGATATTGACCAAGCAAGTTTTCAAGGGGTTAATAGGTCATTCGGTCATAAAGGTAATTCTTACTCGCTTTTT